ACCCAGTCGGAATACGCAAAGCGGCGAGGCTGCAGCGAGGCAGCGGTGAGCGCGGCGAGGCGGGACCGAATCAAGGCAGCGGAGGTGGTGAGGGATGGCAGGGTGCTGATCGATGAAAAGCTGGCGGACGAGCTGTGGGCGAGGAACACGAAGCGACGGCGAGGCGGCAACCTGCCGAAGACGCCACCGGTGAGCAGGGCAGAGCTCACCAAGCCGCCGCCGCTGCCCACGGATGAGCAGCTGCTAGCGATTGTCCAGGGGTTGCCTGAGGATGCGATCCCTTCGATCGTCGAGAGCGAGGCGAGGAAAGAGCACTACCTAGCGGAGCGGGCCAGGGTGCAGGTGCTGAAGGAACGCGAGCAGGTGGGATCGATCGCCGACATGAAGCGCGAAGCGTTCGCCCTGGCAAAGTCTGTGCGAGAGGGGATGCTGGCGATCGTGCCTAGGATCAGCGCCGACCTGGCAGCGCTGGCCGATCCTTTCGAGATCGAGCAGCGGCTGGAGGCTGAGGTGTTGACGGCGCTGCGGGGGCTGGCCGATGGCTGACGCGGCGGTGATCTACCGGCAGGCGTTCTGCGATGGCCTGCGGCCGGAGCGACTGGGCACGGTGGATGAATGGGCCGATGCCTACCGGGTGCTGGGTGGGATCGGCTGCCCGGAACCGGGGCCATGGCGGACGGACCGGACGCCATACCTGCGGGAACCGATGCGCGAGCTGAGCGCCAGCAGCCGCACCAGGCGGATTGTGCTGATGTTCGGCAGCCAGCTGGGGAAGACTGAGGCGGGGCTGAACTGGCTAGGGTATGTGATCCACTGGCGGCCGGCCCCGACGTTGCTGGTGCAGCCATCGATCGAGATGGCCAAGCGCCTCAACCGCCAGCGCCTGGAGCCGTTCATCAGGGATACGCCTGTAATCGCTGAACGGATTCCTCCGCCGCGATCACGGGACAGCGGTAACACGGCGTTCCTGAAGCTGTTTCCAGGGGGGCTGTTCGTGCTGACTGGTGCGAACAGCGGTAGCGCTGCGCAGTCAATGCCGGCGGCGAACCTGTTCGCGGATGAGGTGAGCAGTTACCCGATGGAGGTCGACGATAAGGGCGACCCATTGGAGAACTTCGAGGCAAGGACCGCCAACTTCCCGAGGGGGAAGACGCTGATCACCAGTACGCCTGGCGATGCTGAGGCGTGCCGGGTTGCAAAAGAGTTCGAGAGCCGGTCAGATCAGCGGCGGTACCACGTGCCGTGCCCGGCATGTGGTGAGCGGCAACGGCTGGTATGGCCTCAGTTCAAATGGGACCGGCCCGATGGCGAGGTGCTCTATGAGTGTGTCCACTGTGGCGAGCGCTTTGAGGAACGGCACAAAGCCCGGTTCCTGCCGGGGGGGATCTGGGTTCCTAGCGCTGTAGGTGATGGCATGACTGCAGGCTTTCACCTGCCAGGGTGGTATGCGCCACTGGGCTGGATCAGCTGGGGCGAGATCCGGGATCAGTTCGTCAGGGCCCAGAGCGATCGGCTGTTGCTCAAGGGCTGGATCAACAAGCGAGCGGCTGAGGCATGGCGTGATGCGATCGAGAACGCCTTCAATGCCGAGGGGTTGACGAAGCGTCGCCAGGATGTGGCAGCCGGCAACGGCTACCCGGAGGGCAGCGTGCCCGATGGGGTGCTGGTGATCACCGCCGGGGTCGATGTGCAGGGCGGCGGCGGATCGGTTGGCGAGCGGCTGGTGGTCACACTATGGGGCTGGGGCCGGGGTGAGGAGGGTTGGCATCTGGGGCATTTCGAGATCCACGGCGACCCTCAGGCAGACGAGGTGTGGGAGCAGCTGGACCGGATCAGTGAAACCCGTTGGCGACGGGATGATGGCCGAGAGCTGGTGATCGCGCAGGGCGCCATCGATGATGGTGGCCTGGCAACCCATCGGGTGAGGGATTACTGCCGGACACGGCAAAGGTGGATCCCAGTGAAAGGCAGCAGCCAGCGGGGTAAGGCAATCCTGGGCAAGGGTTCACCTGTTGATGTGAACCGGAAGAACCAGCCGATGCGTAAGCGGGCGGTGTTGCTGTATCCGATCGGGACTGATACCAGCATCGCCCACCTGCAGGGCCGGCTACGGAATGACGTACCAGGGCCGGGGTACCTGCACCTAGGCGAGGCGGCAACGGATCAGTTCGTAGCGGAACTGTTCCCGTGGAAGCGCAAGGCGCGGATGGTGAAAGGCTTCACCCAGTACGACTGGACCCTGCCGCAGGGTGAGCACGACGAAGGAGGCGACTGCACGCGGTACGCCTACGCTGCGCTGCTGCTGTTCGCCAGATCGAGGAACCCGGCCACGATGTGGGACCAGCTTGAGGCGCAGCTGCAGAAGCCAGGCGCCACGCCACGGCCACGGCGGCCACGGCCTGTAGCACCGGGCGGGTCGTCGTTTGTGTCCGGGTGGTAGTGGGTAACCTGTGGCCATGAGCCTGCCTGCAACGATTCGAGCTGGGGACACGGTGCGATGGCGCGATGCTGCCACCGCTGATGACCTTGGCACGTTGATCAGCTCCAGTGACTGGACACTGACCACCTACCTACGGAGTGCCACTCCCGGTAATGGGCTGACGGTGGCAGCCGTTGCCTATGGCGATGGGTGGGAATCAACGATCAGCGCGGCCACGTCGGCGGGACTGGCGGTTGGTGACTGGAGCTGGGGCGCGCGCGCGACGAAGGCAGGGGAGGTGGTGACGATCGGGTCTGGCAGCCTGGTGATCCTGCCGGCCCTGAACTATGCGGGGGTGCCTAGCGCGATCGATGGCCGCAGTCAGGCGCAACAGGACCTAGACGCAGTGCAGGCGGCGATCCGTGCATTGATCAGCGGCGGTGCGGTGCGTCGCTATACGATCGGCGGCCGGCAGCTGGAGAAGTTCAGCCTAGAGGAATTGATGGCGCGAGAGTCGCGGTTGAAGGCGATTGTTGCCAGGGAGAAGGCAGCGGAGAAGATCGCCGCGGGGCTGGGTGATCCCCGGTCGTTGTATGTGAGGTTCAGATGAGCAAGCGGAAGCGAGGCAAGGCGAGCGGCGGCCGGATTGCTGGTGCTGGATTCGATGCACCGGAGCAGGCGGCCCCTCGCCGCGGCCGGCGAGCGTATGAGGGTGCGATGGTGTCGCGGCTCACCAGTGACTGGGTAACGAGCGGCACCAGTGCTGACGCTGAGATTGACGGCAGCCTGGTTCGACTGCGCAACCGCAGCCGCCAGCTGTGCCGCGATAACCCATACGCCCGGCAGGCGATGCGGGCGATCGCGTCGAATGTGATCGGACGCGGCATCAGGATGCAAGGTCGGGTGATGATGCAGCGCGGCGGCGGCCGGCTGGATCAGGCGATCAATGGGCGGATCGAGCAAGTCTGGCAGCTGTGGGGGCGTGCTGATCGCTGCCACGTTGCAGGGAAACTGAGCCTGCCGGAGATGCTGCGCCTCGCCCTGCGCAGCGTCGCCGAATCGGGCGAGGTGTTCATCCGGATTGTCCCTGAGACGTTCGGCCGTAGCAGGGTGCCGCTGGGGCTTGAGATCATCGAGGCGGATTACTGCGACGAGGGGAAGACCAGCGGCCCCGACGCCAGCGGCAATGAGTGGCGTATGGGTGTGAATGTCAACCGGTGGGGCCGGCCGATCGCCTATCAGTTCCGGACGCGGCATCCTGGCGATGTGACCGGTTCGGTTGGCTATGCCACAACGGAGATCCCAGCATCGGAGATCATCCACCTGTTTGTTTCGGAACGGCCAGGGCAGACGAGGGGAACGCCATGGATGGCCGCAGCTATCAAGCGGCTGCATCACCTGGCAGGCTATGAAGAATCAGAGGTTGTAAGGGCGCGCGCTACGGCAGCCCTGATGGGCTTCATTCAATCACCGGAAGGTGAACTGCAAGGTGATGATGTCTACGATGCTGATAGAGTTAGCCACTTTGAACCTGGTGTTTTCAAGTATCTAGGACCGGGCGAAAGTGTCAACGTCCCACAGCTCAATACACCAGGCAATCAGTTCGAGCCATTCCTACGGGCGAT